TGAAACGTGGTAGTACATATACTTTCAACCAATCACATAGCAGTAATGTAGGACACCCATTAAGAATAAAATCAGATGCAGGTGGACAACAAACAACAACTAATACAGGTACTTTAGGTACAGATGCTACTGTTGTATACCAACCTGCATACCCTTCTGCACCTAGTGACCTTAGATATTACTGCACAGTACATGGTAATGGCATGGGTAATACGATAACAATGAACAACCCTAATACAACAACGCAAACTACAACTACAACTTCTACACAACAGGTAAACCCATTAGGTACACCAGATGCTACTGCAAAAGAAGAGATAACATATACTATTGCAAGAAAATCTGCAGAAAATAGAGATATTGTATCTTTTGAATTAGCTGCACCTTTTGATTTAGCAGGTGTAAGGGTAGGTAGACAATGTACAAGAGATTTATTCCCTAGTATTGGTACATTTATTGCATGACCTGGAAAGACGCAGCACTTAAACACGCAAAAGAACAAGACCCTAGAGAATCAGTAGGGGTACTTATAATAATAAAAGGAAAAGAACAATATTACCCATGTAAAAACTTATCTACATATAGTCAACAATGCTTTATTTTAGACCCAGAAGATTATGTAAAAGCAGATGCATTAGGTGAAATAACAGCCATTGTGCATAGTCACCCTGTTACACCACCATCACCATCACAGGCAGATAAAGTATCTTGTGAGCAAAGTGGTTTAAAATGGCATATTGTTAATCCAAAAACAGAAACATGGGGTTATTGTGAGCCAACAGGATATAAACCACCACTAATAGGTAGACAATGGGTATGGGGTGTTACAGATTGTTGGTCATTAGTTAGAGATTATTATAAAGAACAGCACAATATACAACTGTTGGACTATCAAAGACCTACAACACCACAGGATTTTTTAGATAATCCATTATTTGAACAATATGCAGAAAGAACTGGTTTTAGAGAGTTAAATAAAGATGAAAAACTACAAAAAGGTGATGTGTTGTTAATGTCAATATTGCACCCTACCTTAAATCATGTAGCTATTTTTTTAGGTGACGAGATATTACATCATTTAGCAGATAGACTAAGTACAAGAGAACCATATAATGAATGGTTCTTAAAATGCACAGGCAAGAGGTACAGGTATGTTATCTAAGGTAAAACTATATGGTGATCTTGCAGAATTTGTAGGACATAAGCAATTTGATGTAAATGTAAATTCTGTTGCACAGGCTGTTAGCTTTTTAATTAATAACTTTCCAGAAACAGAAGCATATATGTCAAATAGATATTACAAGGTATTAGTAAATGAATATGAGATAGATGATACACAGATACATGAACCTACTGGTAAACAGGAAATATCATTTGTACCTGTTATATCTGGTGCAGGTGGTAATACTGGTAGATTGTTGTTAGGTGCAGCATTAATAGGTATAGCTATTGTTAACCCTTTTGGTGCAGCAGCTATAGGTACTTTTGGAGGTACACCAATACTTGTATCTAAGGCTGTAGGTTTTTTAGGTGTTGGTTTGGCTTTATCTGGTGTAAGTGGTTTATTATTTCCTACACCAAAACCAAAAGAATTTAGTAATGAACAAGACCCTAGAATATCATTCGGATTTAGTGGCATACAACAAAGTTCGAGGGCGGGAAGTAGCCACCCTATTTGTTTCGGAGAGGTGTTTACAGGTAGTGTTGTGATAAGTGCAGGTATTGATACTGAACAGGTAAGGGCATGACAAAAAAATATATACAGGGTGCAGGGGGTAATCCATCACCACCACAACCACCACAACCTACAAGAACACCTGATACTTTACATAGTAGGCAGTTTGCTACTTTTTTAGATTTAGTATCAGAAGGTGAGATAGAAGGTTTTGCAACTGCATCAAAAGAAGGACTAACAAAAGGTACAACTGCATATAACAACGCTGCACTTAAAGACGTTTTTCTTAATAATACTGCTGTATTAAAATCTACTGCATCTTCATCTAGTCCTAATACAACTGATTTTAATTTTCAGAATGTTGGCTTTACCCCTAGATTTGGTACTGCTAATCAAACACATATACCTGGTATTGAAAGTTCAGAATCTACAACAGCAGTAGGTGTAGTTGTTACAAAAGCATCACCAGTTACAAGAACAATTACTAATACATCTGTAGATGCTATAAAGGTATCAATAACATTACCACAACTACAAAGGGCTACAGATGCAGGTGATTTATTAGGTTCTAGTGTTCAATTTAAAATATCTGTACAATATAATTCTGGTGGTTTTACTGACGTTATTACAGATACTATTACAGGTAGAACTGCTGATGCATACCAGAAAGATTACAGGGTAGATATTACAGGTGCTTTTCCTGTTGATATAAGAATAACTAGAATAACTGCTGATAGTACATCATCATCATTAGTAGATGCATTTCAATGGTCAAGTTTTTCAGAAATAATAGACGATAAACAAACATACGCTAATAGTGCATATTTATCTTTACGTATTGATTCGCAACAATTTAGTTCAATACCTAGTAGAAAATACAGGATAAGAGGTGTAAAGGTAAGAATACCAGGTGCAGGTGCTAATAGCTCAGGTACACCTACTGTTGATAATGCAACTGGCAGAATTGTATACCCAACTGGCTATATATTTAATGGTGTTATGGGTGCAGCAGTATATACAAATTGCCCTGCTATGGTTTTGTTAGACCTGTTGACTAATAGTAGGTATGGTTTAGGTAGCCATATTACAGATGCATCATTAGATTTGTTTTCTTTTGTAAGTGCATCTAAATATGCAAATGCTCTTGTTGATGATGGTTTAGGTGGTCAGGAAGCTAGATTTAGTTGTAATGTACTTTTGCAATCTGCAGATGAAGCATTTGATTTAATTAATGACCTGTCAGGTGTGATGCGTTGTATGCCTATCTGGTCAGCAGGTTCTATGACAATAACGCAAGATAAACCAACAGATGCAAGTTATTTATTTAACTTATCTAATGTATTAGAAGATGGTTTTAATTATTCTGGTAGTGATTTAAAACAAAGACATAGTGTAGTAAGCGTTTCATACTTTAATATGGACACACAGGAAATAGATTTTGAAGTTGTAGAAGATAGTACTGCTGTAAGTAAGTTAGGTGTAAATTTAAAACAGGTAAAAGCATTTGCGTGTACATCAAGGGGTCAGGCTGCAAGATTAGGTAGGGCAATTTTATTTGCAGAACAAAATGAAAGTGAAATAGTATCTTTTACAACATCAATAGATAGTGGTGTTATTGTTAGACCTGGTTCTGTTATAGAAATAAATGACCCTGTAAGGGCAGGTGTACGTAGAGGTGGTAGGGTTAATGCAGCTACAACAACAACAATAACTGTAGATGATACTGCTAATACTGATTTACCTACAACAAACAGCCCTACAATTAGCGTTATTATGCCTGATGGCACAGTAGAAACTAAGAATATCACAGGTATATCTGGTGCTGTAGTTAGTGTTGATAGTGCATTTAGTACAACACCTAATGTTAATACAATCTGGTTAATACAAGATACAACAGTTGTTGCACAAAAATTTAGGGTAATAGCTGTAGAAGAACAAGACGAGGTAAATTATACAATTAGTGCATTATCTTACGTACCAGAAAAGTATGCATTTATAGAAGATGGTACTGCATTACCTACAAGAACAGTATCAATACTAAACCAACCTGTAGACCCACCTAATAATGTTGTTGCTAATGAAAAGATAGTAGTGATAAATAATCAGGCGGTAGCAAAATTAATTATCAGTTGGCAGCCAATTACAGGGGTAACGCAATATCAGGTTAACTATCGTTTTAATAATGGTAACTACACATCACAGACAGTAAGTAGACCAGATTATGAGATATTTAATACAGAAAAAGGTGTATATGAAATACAGGTATTTGCATATAATGCAGCCTTAGAAATAAGTGCAACTTCAACTGATTTAACATTTAATGCTGTTGGTAAAACGGCTATACCTGCAAATGTACAAAATCTTACAGCAGAACCTATATCAGATAAATTAATAAGATTAAGGTGGGATTTATCAACAGATGTAGACGTAACGCATGGTGGTAGGGTTTATGTACGTCATTCTACAGATGCTTCTGGTGCTGCTACCTTTTCTAATTCAGTAGACCTTATAGAAGCATTAGCAGGTAATACAACAGAAGCTACTGTACCTAGATTAGAAGGTGAATATTTACTCAGGTTTGCTGATGACTCAGGAATATTAAGTGCTAGTTCTACTTCTATAATTTTAGATTTACCAGATACACAAGGCTCTTTATTAGCACAAACCAGGAGAGAAGATACAGATAGTCCTAAATTTCAAGGTACAAAAACTAACGTGGCATTTGATGCAACTACTAATAGTCTAAATCTTGTAGGTGGTGGTAACTTTGATGATATTACAGACTTTGATCTAGTATCTTCATTAGATGATTTTGGTGGCATTGTACCTATAGGTACTTATGATTTTGCAACAACATTAGATTTAGGAGGTGTTTTTTCTGTAGACCTACAAAGACACTTTTTAACAGAAGGTTTTTTACCTAGTAATTTATTAGATGCTAGAGGTTTAATAGATGACTATACAGATTTTGATGGTACAGAAGCTACTGCAGTAAATGCTGAACTACTTGTAAGAACAACACAAACAGACCCATCTGGCTCACCTACCTATACTGCATTTCAAACTTTTGCTAATGGTACATATAAGGCAAGAGGTTTACAATTTAGAGCAAAACTAACAAGTAGTGACCCTGCACAGGATATAAAAGTAACACAACTAGGTTATACAGCTACATTTCAAAGAAGAACAGAACAAAGTGCTACAGCAATAAGTAGTGGTGCAGGTGCTAAAAGCATTACATTTGATAAAGCATTTTTTACAGGTACTTCTGCACTAAATGGTGTAAACAGTAGCTTACCTTCTATTGGTATTACTGCACAGAATATGGCTAGTGGTGATTATTTTGAAGTAACAAGTGTATCTGGTACAGGTTTTACTGTCCATTTCAAAAACTCATCAAATGCAAGTATTAGTAGAAATTTTAACTATAGTGCGGTAGGATTTGGTAAAGGTGCTTAAAATTAAAGTAAAGTAATTTAGTTATGTCACAAGTTACAGACTATACAATAGCTAATGATACAGGAGCAAATGTAAGAAGTGATATAAATGCTGTTTTAGGTGCAATACAAACCTTAAATAGTGGCAGTAGTGACCCTAGTGCTAATGTAGCTTTTCAATTATCTGTTAATACAACTTCTAACCTTTTAAAAATTAGAAATGCAGCAAATAATGGCTATATAGAAATTGGTAATGTAACACAAGCAAATTTAGGTTTAGCACCATTAGCGGGTGCAACATTTACTGGAAAAGTAACACATAATTATACATCTAGCCTAACTATTCCATCTGGTACAACTGCACAACGTGATGGTAGCCCTGCTGTTGGTATGTTTAGGCATAACAGCACCTTAAACCAATTTGAAGGCTATAACAATGGTGCATGGGGTGCGATAGGTGGCGGTGCAGGTGCTACTGGTGGCGGTACTGATGAAGTATTTTTTGAATCAGATCAAACTGCTACAACTTCTTACACTTTATCTTCTGGAAAGAACGCACATACAGTAAGTCCTACAATTAACTCAGGTGTTACTATTACTGTGCCATCTGGTGCAATCCTTGTTATTCTTTAATTATGGCATTAAACATTAACGGCACTACTGGTATTTCTGGGGTTGATGGAAGCGTATCTGCACCTGCTTTAACTGGAACGGATAGTAATACTGGTATAACATTTCCTTCTGCTGACACTATCAAGTTTTCAACTGGTGGTGTTGAAAGAATGTCTATTACAAATAGCGGTGTTACTGGTGCTGGAGGAAAATTTGCTAGTTATGCAGTAATTTGTGACCAAAAAGCACAAGGAACAGGTGGTGGAACGTGTACCGCAGGTGCTTGGAGGACAAGAGATTTAAACACAGAAATAGCTGATGCTGATGGTATTGTTAGTATTTCTAATAATCAATTTACTTTACAAGCTGGAACCTATCTTGTTAAAGCTTCTGCTCCTGGTAGAAAAATAACAACCAACCAAACAGCACTTTATAACGTAACTGATAGTTCATATACTCAGTATGGAACTCTTGAGATAGCACATGTAAGTTATATTGGTGGAAGTAGATCATTTATTTCAGCAAGATTTACTATATCTAGTGCAAAAGCATTTGAAATAAGACATTTTTCTTCACATACTGCGGCTACTACTGGTTTTGGAACAGCTTTTGGCTCTTCAGATGCTACTACTGCTGGCGGTGTTGCTATATTTACAATCGTAGAAATTTTTAAGGAGTCTTAATCATGGCAATTAATTCAGACACAGATATTAATTTGGCTTTATTACAGCTAGGAAAAAATGCTAATCGTTACAGGTTAGATCAAAATGTAACACCACATAAAATTATTGAATGGGACTCTGCAAATAAAGATTCACAACCAACAGATGATGAGCTTAATGCAGCTTATACTGCATGGAAAAATGCAAATGAATATAAAGAAAAAAGAGAAGAAGCCTATCCAGGTTGGCAATCACAAATGGATATGCAATATTGGGATAGCGTTAATGGTACAACGACATGGAAAGATGCTATTGCTAAAGTAAAATCAGACAACCCAAAACCTAGTTAATTATGTCAGAGATCAAGGT